AGTATGTTCTGGTAAGGATACGGAGGTAGGAGGGGATACTGGTCTTTTGGAGGTAACCTCAAAAGACGGTAGAAGTTGTTCATTTGGAGCAAAGCCACAGATGTCGGTCAAGTTTTTTACTGTAACCGTCTTCCGACAGTAGTGGCAGTAGCCTACCTTTTTAGAAACATTGAAATATAGCTTCTCTCTCCCACAAGAAGGGCAAACAATAAGAGCCTCATTATTCCTGAAAGAGATGACCCTGAAATGAATCTGAAGCCAGTTGAGCAGATAGTTCATTTCCAAGTCGCGTTTTGCAAATAGAGTTCTTGTAGGGTATCGAATAGATATACCCGAAAAGAACGTGAAAAAGAATAGAAAAACCTCCTCACCTCAGTTTCTCCCAGTTCAAAATCATAAAAGTGCTCTTTTTCGAGTTCAAGGTAGACCAATGTCTGGGGATGGGATTCAAAAATAAATCTCCCCTGTCGTTAGTATTACGTTGAATAAGCCTGAAAGTCATCTCATCTCAACAGTATTTTTTGTAATCCTAATACCCTAAGACCTATTTTCCCCCTGGTCAAGGGCTGCCCGTTCGCCTCTGTCTAAAGAAGGCCCGGAGTTACAGGTGTTTTTCTTTTTCTCGTTCTTTTCGTTTTAAGCGGCGAGATACCTAATCATTTCACTTAATCTAATTATTGCGGGCCTGCCACATTCTTGCACACCTTGTCTAGGTAGGGGCGGTGGCCTTTCGCGTCATCAGACAGCCCAATTAGATTTCACTACTTTGATCAGAATCGCCTGTGTATTTTTTTTGTGGGTTTCATTGTCGGTTTTCCTTAAAGAGGTCCGGCTCAGCACTCATCCTCTCCCTGATAGTATACACAATCCGGCGTAGATTGCAAATTTTAGTTTTCATCTCCAAGCCCCAATCTCCTGTTGTATTCTACGTGTGGCACCCATCCGTCTTTTGTTAGAAACCCCCAATCTCGGCGGCGCCTAAAATAGATGAATAAAGTCCAGCAGTTACCCCGGGCCGAATCTAGCTGGATCCAGTGAAATTCGTTCGCGGTTCTGAACTTAGGGCACCAAGGCGCCCTATTCAGGACGGTCCCGTCTGGCAAATGCTCTAAGTACCCTGCGCGTAAAGGCATGGCAATAAAGTTCCATGGGTGGCAATGAGGGACCGGATAGTCAGACATGTGGAACTTATGCACTACTATACTAAGCCATTTAGAAGTAAATATATAGTATCTCGTAAGATATAATTCCCCTGGCTTACGATAAATCTCTCTCTTAAACCTATGCCCGGCCCTTGACCCAAAGAACCTCATTTTGTGGGGTTCTTTTCTATTGTCCCCCCCCGTTCCTCTTTAAACTCTACATACATTATAGAGTAGATCGGGATTAACCTGTCCCCATGTTGAATGAAGGTTTCTTCATGGCTGTCTATATGGAAATACGTTTTAGCTTTATTTAGATGATCGTTATGTGGACTACTTATAGTACGGACCTCCTCGAAAGTCCCATGTCGGGTGTGGATACTTACTAGTATGTTTCTGTCTGTATATTGTTCTGCTTTAATATTCATTTTCTTCATCCTCTTTCTTTTTGAAGGCTGCTATCTTGCCTTCTATGTCGGTTATTATCATCTTACCTACGTCAACCTCATAGTATGTTTCTCTACTATTCTTTTTACTGTGTCGTGACTTGTGGCATTGAATCCCCATCAATTGTCCAACCCCATCAGGGGCGCTTGTTATGCGAACTGACACAACCGCAGCCGCCTCGAAAAGATGTTGAATGGACCCCGCTGCTGCAGTTAAATCTAATACATTTTTTGGATTAAGCCCAGCTCGATTTGTTTGAGCAGCAGTCCATATTAGAATGTTGTATGTTTTTGCAAGTCTACATAGATCTTTTGCTATTGCCCCATACCATGACCAACTTTGATCCCTCCTAACCCCAGAGACCGTAGGTTTCATTCTCTCCATGTAATCAATTATTATTACATCAGGCTTCCATGCATATAGGCCCCTTAGTTTAGATAGCATAGCCTCAATCTCGTCAGTACTAATCTCTCTCCGGACTTCCCATATCCGAAGTTTATCCTGGAGATTATAACTCCAGTGCTTGCTCAATTGGGTGGTCTGCTCCCTATTATTGGTTGCTACTGCTTCTTCTGGCGCGGCAGAAGTCATCTCGTCTAGCGTGGTTGAAGTCAAGGAGGAAATGAATCGTTCTGTCGTTTCCTCCATAGAAAGCTCATTCGTTATAAAGTATACATTCTTATCTTCAATAGATGCTATCTTCTTTGCCATTATAGTTAGGCAAAAAGACTTACCTCCCCCCGTAGGCGCCAGGATAACGCCTAAATTCTTTGGTCTTAGGCCCCCTCCTGTCATCCGATCAATGGCCTTTATACCTGACGGTATATTTATATCTTTATTAGTCCACCCTTTTTGTACCTGAAGATACTTTACGGCATCCTGTATATTCATATCTATCTCGTCTGTGCTATTTTGGAAGTTCCTCATCCAAGATGCTATGTGCTTCATTTGTTCGTAGCCCTGATTTTGATTACCCAATTCCTGAAAGCCAGGTGAAGACACTAATTCTCTGAATGACCAACTAATCGCTACCTCCTTGGCCTGCTCTATGGTCATAACCATATCTGGGAGTTCAGGCTTCGGATCGATGTTTTCAATGTTGTCGATAGCCCTGCTGTATCTGCTTCTGTATATTGCGGGATCTTTTTCTTCTATAGATCTCCGCAGGGCAGATATGCTAGGGGGCATCTTGTATTTCTTATTGAAGAAATAGATTTCTTCTAGGATAGGCCTATACTCAGGGGATTGTAGCCAAGCAGGATTGAATAAATTTGTGAATAAGGTACAATCCTCAGGACGTTGGAGTAGGGAATAGATGAATAACTCCTCGGAAAAACTCAAGATTTTCTCCGTAAGTATAAAATGGCTCTTTCTAGGGCTTCTGCGGAGTCATTTATTCTCCCAAGAAAGGAATTACATTGCTTACATACCTTACAGTCCCTGCACAGTTTCATTCTATTTTAACAGCGAAACCTTGGGACTCCCAAAGCTTCTTCCTTTCTCTTGAGTGCGAATACAACCACTTTGTGCTACGATCCAGGAAATCGATTAGTTGAACGTCTGTCTTTCCTTTACTACGACGCAATCCTCTCCCTAAGCGCTGAAGATTCTTAATGGGGCTACGGCCTCCTCCCGCTAGAATTATGGTCCTTATACTGGGCTCATCTATGCCTTCGTCGAATATATTGGTCGCTATGATAGCGTCTATCTTTACCCCGCGAAGTAATGCTCTGGCTTCATTCCTTATTGCTGAGGCGCTCTTGCCGTTTAGATACTTGACATTCAATCCTGCCTGGATAGCCATCTTTTCAAGAATCTTACCGTGCTCAACCCTCTGAGTCAGTACTAGAATGGGCTTAGTCAGTTCTTGAATGCATTTTATCACTTTCTGGTTACGTGCGCCGTTCAGAACTATTCCATCCTCATAACAAGCCGGCCATGTATTTCTCATCCCGTCTATCACGGGCATGTCGAACATAGTTACTCGACCTTCTGCCAGATACCCAGCGTCTATCAATTCTCGGTTATGTACCTCATACACTACCCCCCCTGTGGTCCCCTCCAGAAGTCTATCTGAATATTTATCCTTCATGAATGGTGTCCCACTCAGCCCCCATCTGAAGGGGGCAGGGATACATGCAGATACAGAGACAAACTGATTACCACGTTGAACGTCTGCTGCACATAGGTGACATTCATCCATGAATAGCTGTTTAAACTTCGAGAGATCTGTCATGTCCATGTTGACGGCTAGTGTCTGAATCGTAGCTACTGTAACCCGTTTAACTTCTCTTAGACCGTCTCCAACCCGCCCAGTATCAATACCGAAACCCCGAAAGACTTCGGCAGTCTGATACATTAGATCTTTTCTGTGAACTATGAAAAGCGTCGGCACGTCTAGCATTTGTATCATTGCGGCGGCAACGTGGGTTTTGCCTCCTCCCGTTGCCATACTAATTACACCGCGGGGCCAAAAAGTCCCACGCCACTGATTAGAGAACGCGGCTTTTATTGCCGCTAGCTGATAGTCCCTGAGGGAGATATTAGTTTGTTTCAATATAGGGGAAGCTAATTTACGGTTATCCTGTATAGAATTAGCCACTAACCCGTATCTGGAAAAATCCTCTAATAGAGAGGGTAATAGCCCTGTTAATGCGTTCTTACTATATATACTAACTTTTCCGTCCCATTTACGGTTTTTGAATAGGTATGTATAGCGATATCCTGGTGCAAAAACAGAGGTCTTTTTTATTACTGTTTGAAACGCTTTCTCTTCATGTGGGTCTAGTGTTATGTTGCTGTAGACATTACCTATAGTTATATTCATAATTCCTCAAGTACAATCGATGCCTCCTCGATCATCGCCTCTGCCATGCTCTTATCAATGAGCCAACGTTCGCGCTCCTCCCATCTCCCACAGCATTTTACGGTGAAGGCGGTTTTTCGGTCTTCAATTCTCAGGTCTATAGGTAGAAAGCTCCTCGTACCCGTGCTCCTCTATAAACCCACGTCGTAAGTAATCTAGTCCACCATCTACATACGTGGCCTTGCATGGGCACTGTACCCAGTCATGCCGATGCTTACTCTCTATCACCTCTTTGCACTTCCCACATCGAGCCATATTCTGTAGGATTTTTTGTTCAGTCATATAATCTTCCACTTTCCTTCTCTCCATTCATGGATAAAGTCAGAACATACTCCAGTTGCTGCGGAAAAATCCATATCCTTTGGTAAATACTCAGGCATTACTACTATTCCATCGTGTACGTAATTTCCAGGATAGCACCATATATATCCTTGACTGGTTATCGTAAAAGCATCCTTATCGTGGTAGAAACAATTAGCGAATCGTTCTCTATGTAGAATTCTTAAACTATCTACATCCTTACAATGAGCCCAAATTCCCCCCTGGGTGAAGAAGTCAATAGGTACCGGGTATTGAGGCTTGTCGTGCCCTAAGTACAGTGAGTTTTCACCTTTGACGAACCTAACGTCACACTCGACATGATACCCTCTGCTTAGAGCTTCCTGAAGATAGTCTGGGCTATTCTCTTTTTCAGGTTCACGCCCACTAATATTGCCTCTGTGACTAATGTAGCCTACCTGGTCTCTAGTAATATCTTTACCTCCTCTTCGTCCTCTTCTTACCATTCACATTTTCCTCTTCCTAAGTATTCTTTCACATCTTCTGGTGTGCCTAACCCTACCATCTGATTAACTTCAAGTGCGAGAACTATTCCAGTCTTTATTTTATATTTGACTACTTCATTATAGACAGGAGCCACGTAGTATTCATTATTTACTCGTCTCTCGTTATAGATCATATTTTCGGCACATTCAAAGAATGTCTCTGTTGAAGTCCAGAAATAGATACCACAAGTACCCCACTCCGAGACCGGGTCCTTCTCAGCTACCCCAACTACTCGATTGTAGTTATCTAATTTAACATAACTCCACTTTGGTCCTGTGGCCCTAAACACGGGAATCACTCCTCCCACTTCGATTAGATTCTGTGTCTGAATGGTTACTATATTGGCGAGAGTATTGAAGTTTAGTAGACTGAATCGAACTATTTGATCCCCATTCAAAATCACTAATGGGCTCTTCTGCTTCACAGAGCTTAGCACATTTCTTGCGAGTAGCACGGAACAGGCTGCTCCTTTGGTAGGACCCGTCTCGACCACCTTACAGGTAATCTGCATATTGGCGGCTATTCCCTTAATTCTGTGAGTGTACTCCTTCCTAGTAACGAATACAAAGTTGCCTTTATCTAGCCACGGTTCGGGTAGACTTTCAAGTACAGTTTGAATAAGTGTCTTGCCGTCTAGATCTACGAACGGCTTCTCGGGGAAGCCTGCTTCGACAAATCGGCGCCCATCTCCGGCAAGAGGTA